CAACCGTAAAGGTGTCACCCGACATAGCAGGGTCCATAGCACAAACGGTGTAGAAGCCTGAAGTGTCAGCAGGATAACCAGGAGCACCGGCAACAAGCGGACCACAACCCCTCATACCATTAGCAGCGGCACGAACAAGTTCAGCAGAAAAAACAGACTCAGACTCAACATCCTGCTGCTGATAAACCATCGCCCACGTTTTAGCATCCAAAACCGAACGGCGCTGTTTTAGTCTAGTTCCATCCCATCTAGGGAAGAAGCCGTCTTCATCAGGGTCCACAGGGTCACCAGACCAAGGCCTATCAGAGCGAGGCCACAAAGTAACCCAATTCTCAGGATTCTCATCAAACTCCAAAACCGCAGGCATAGCCAAATACGTCCAAGGACTCTTACCCTCAGGGTACCTGTCATTAGTGCGAAGTTCACGGTACATATCAATCGGGTCAACCCGTGTACCAACAATAAGAAGTTTACCGGTAGGACCGATACGTGTCAAGACTTCTTGTTGAATCCATCTAATCTGTTTCTCGTATTCACCAGAGTTAGACAAAGTCACACAGTCATCAAGAATAATCAAATCAGCGCGGGCACCATAAATCTGCCCACCAATACCAAGTGCTTGCAACGTTGGGTCTTTTTCGCCGGACTCACGTTCAATATAAATCGCATCCTGCGTCCACTTATCAGAAGTGGCCTTAAACCCATCAGCCGGGGCAAACCTTCTCTGAAGGTCAATATAAAACGGGGAAGTCAAACGCTGCTTAACAGCATACAAAAATTCTTTAGCCATAGTCTGTGTCTTAGACACAACCTTAATACGAACAGTTGGGTCAACACAAATACGATACGTAATATAATCAATACTTACGGTCATTGACTTGGCGTGCTCAGGTGGCATATTAACTAGCACATAGTTTTTAACACCCGGCTCAAAGAGCATACTTGGGTGCAACCAAGACGGGTCTTTATTTTCAATAAGGTCAATAACGTTCTGCTGATGAGCAAACGTCTCAGACTTCATAAACTCTTTACGAAAATCCCTAAAAGACATACCCTTGTCTTCATCAGAAATCTGACCACCCCTGGCCTTCAAGGCCCGGACAAGTTTAACCTCACGGTCAAAATCAGGGTCAGACTTCGTATAATAATAAAACGTCTTAGAGGACTTACCAACAGCCTTACAAGCATCCTCAACACTGAAACCCTTGGCTATCATCTCAAGGAGCCTGGACTTAGACTCATTAGAATCTAATGTTTTCCCAGCCGCTAGGCGTAGATGGAGACTGTCCTGCTGTTTAGGCATAAGACTAGAAACTCCTCTAGGTATAAGACTGGCCCGTCATAAACAATTCATAAGGTTAAAAAAATTTTTAGTTTTACCATCGGGAGCGAACCGAAGGTAGTGAGTGAGCGACCTCGCTTAACACTCGGTCGCGGCGCGAAGCCCCAAGCGGAGCGCCGCTTTCGGCCTGAAAGGCCTCAAGCCGGTAGAGGGGCGGGGCTTTAAAAAGCCCCTCTACTATATACAAGGCTGCAACAAACAAAAATGTTGCACACCCTCTTTGACCTGCGGAAACGCAGCCGTTTCTTGAGCCACCCAGGCTCAACTTCACTTATATTCACCCCGCCAAATTACCACCCAACAAGGTTTAGAAAAAATATTGCACTAGAGAGTGGAGGGGTGTTGCGCGCCGATTGTTAAAACCCCCCGTCAAAGAATAGTCTCAACCTGTAGTTGAGGGTTAGGGTTAGGTTAGGGGGCAGAATCTAGGGCATAGTGCCTGTAATTTGTGCAAAGTTTCACAATATGTAAGGGCGTTCAGTTAGTTATATAGGCGATAGGGGCGACTATGTTTACGAGGTAATTAAGTAACCTTATGGTTGCATATTTGTTTATGCGTTTATGCGTATGTCCTATTTGTCTGTTATCGTTTCGTTATCATATTGTTACCATATTGTGACCTTTTGTGAGGGCTTAAAATTAGGTTATTGGTCAATGTGATGGTATAAATATCTTATGAGGTATTAGGGCCTCATAGATTAGAGGTAGAGATGGTAAAGGTAGTAGGCAAGGTAAGAGTAGAGGTGGCCGTTAATACCGGTGATTCTCACTCTCTTAAAATTAGTAATTCTTCAGGTGTTATGAGAATTACCGGCTTTAAAAATAATGAGGCTGTAACTAAACTTGATGATTTGATTAAGTTTTACTCTTACAGCGTGGGTGCTAAGTCTCACGTTGTGCGTGCTTTAAGTTTAGTTAAGGCAGAATTAGGGGTTATAAATGGTTAAGGATACAGATATTCAATGGGCGTTGACAGCACCGACAGGTAATGACCATAGGAATGCTTATTCTGTTCATATTTGGAATGCTGTTTCAAATATGTCCCAGATTAAGATGTTTTATGCTTATAAGAAAACAGACGCGTTAGAGGTGGCTCGGGAATATATTGTAAGGTTTATGTCTCCGGATTACCAGATTGTGTCGGCTTATAAGGAATAGTTAGTATCGCTAGACTCTCCACGGGGTGACTCGTGGGGAGTATAGTGTTACTAAATCAGTAACACGAAGATAGTTAGGGGCTGTAAATGTACGAGGAACAGATTAACGAATTGCGTAACGCGTGGTTAGCCGACACTATGACTCATTTGGTGACTATTGAGAATAGATTTTATATTCAAAATACATCAAATGATTTATATCTTATAAATAGTGAGTATGCTATCCAAATTCATCTAAACTATGAGAATACTAAATATGTGAGTATTTTTAAGGTTAGTGACGAATTGGGGTGGGGTAGTCCGATTAGTCATTTTAGTTTAGATAAATTCTTTAACCCAGAAATGGTGGTTAAAGTTTTGCACCAGGCTATTTTGAAACTTGAAGAATTAAAGGTTTCGGCTTAGTTGCTTGACCATAGCCTACAGGGTGGCGTATTCTGTAGGCCATTGGTCTAGTCATTAGGGGCTAGAAGATTAGGGATAGGATAAGAATATGGCACAAGTAGACGATTATAACGACATCCATTTATATGATGAAGTGGGCTATTCCACCGATTTAGTTAATAGGGTGTGTAAGGATGTACCTATATTAGGGATTGTTAGGGGTGTCTCTAAGTCTGGGATGACCCACTATATCTCTTATGTGGCTGTAAACAATGGTGAGGTTTACAATTTGACTTACGCCATAGCATTATTGACGGGCTACAAAATGGTCAATTATCAGGGGCGTAACGCTATCAAATCACACGGATTGGGCTACGATAAAGTGTTCCAATGTGTGTATGAATTGGGTAAGGTGTTGCATAGTAACGGGGATTATTTCAAGTTACAGCAAATTTAATTGGTTAAGTTTAGCCTCAATCGGTGAGAGGGTATTAGTTACATCTAATACCCTGACGGGAATAAATAAGATTTATTCCCTAGCGTTGAGGCTATTCTTAATCGCTTAAAATCTGGGCGATTAGTTAGGGATAGGACGGGTTATGTTAGTAGAAAAGAATTACGAGGGCGCGTGGGTTGTGTCCGACATTGTCGGGGGCTATTGGGTTAGCCGTAGGTATTACTATTACAGCAAGCGTGAGGCTTTGGCTATGTTCAAGCGTGAGGTGTTGTCTAATGCGTAACGATAGCGCACGATTGACCCCACGGGGTGAGTTATTCGTTGATGTGGTAACGGCGCTTTTATTCGTAGGGATGTCATATGCGATAGTGCGTGCCGTGGCTGTTGTTGTTGTTAGATTAGGGCAAGTCTTAGGGATAATATAGATTTTATTGACGAGAGGGTCACGCGCCCCTAACGTGTGACTCTCACTTACTTTAGGGACGGGACGGGGCGTTATGGGTGACGCAAGATTGAAAGAATATATTAAGATTGACAGGCGCGACGAGGGTTCGTGTTATATAATCTACTGCCAACGCTGTGAAACTATCACTTATTGTGTCAATGCGCGTGGTTATATGTTCTATAAAGAGGCTACGAGGTTGGCTCGTAAGCATAGGTGCGTGGGTTAAATTGTTATCAAATTGTTATGTAAATGTGCTTGACAGGCGTGATGTGAGGGCAGGATACTGGGTTTAGTGGTCATAAGGCTACTAATTAACGAAAGGCTAGGGATAGCAAATGAAAGTTAAAGACGCAATAAAAGTATTGCAAGATAACTACAA